TAGAGTTAAAGATGTAATCGTTAAACAGAAGGAGTGTTGAAATGCTAACTAAAAAGAAAGTAACTATTGAAATCGTTAAAGAAAAAGATGAAGAAGTAGAATATTATATTGTAAAAGCACCGAAGCGTATTTACTCTTCCAGGGGATCGGCATTAGAGTACGATGTTATTAATGATATTACTAGTTATTATAATGGATATGTTTCTGTTGAACAGATATTATAAAGGAGCATTAAAATGGAATACTTATTAGACAAAATAAATTTTAAATTAAAAAGAGCATTTTTAAAAAATATGGATGTTAAAATTATTTTTGTAGGCCGTAAAGAATTTAATATAATTTTAAATCAGTTAAATTATAGCATTAAAAATACTGGAATTTGTTCTTTTATGGGTTATGATTTAATGAGAGTTGATAAAGACAGTTTTATAGGCGTGGGGTGGTAATAGTATGTATAACGTTTTTGTTACAGATTTAGATGTTATTTGGGTACGTTGGGGGGATTTTACCAGCAAACCAATGTACATTGGTACCACGGTACCCAAATTTCAAACCTGTCCCCGGGTACACCTTTTTTTTGTATACAGTTTTTGTTACAGATAGGCTAAAAAACTTATGAGATATATCATAAACTTACAGCTCTCCTTATATATAATGATATATAATATATGGTATGTATCTCTTTTTTTTATAATTTAAAAAAAAAAAAAAAAAAAAAAAAAAAAGAAAAAGAGTAAATAGGGAAATAGTAATAGAATAAGAGCCGTTTCCTGGTGCGCACAACTAAGGCATATATCATTATATATAATCAACTCTGTAACTCATTGATATATCGTACATATTTTCGACTCAAACCCTCAACAAAATGCGTAACAGACCCTCAACACAGGGGGGTCAAACTGTAACATACTGAAATCAAGGACTTACAGAGTTTTCTTTCTAAGCCGTTGATTTATAACGAGAATTAAAAAAGGGGTTGACTTTTTCTGAAAAAAGCGGTATAATTAAATAGTAAGGTAAACGCAAACTTAAACGAGGAGAAAGAAAATGAAAAAGCTAACATCAAAAGAAAAAGTTTTAGACTACATAAACAATATAGAAACTTTTACTTGGGTAACTGATGTTGCAGAAAATACATTATGTGGTTTTAAAGGTGCTCCATATAAATCTTGGAATAGAGCGGTTAGTTTTATACAAAAGATTTTAGATGAGTTAGTACAGGAAGGTAAGCTAATAAAAGAAGAATACACTGGGTGTTTACCTGGATATACTAAAACAAAATAAATGCTAAATTACCCGGTGTAAAAGCCGGGTTTAATTGAAAAGGATTATTATGCTAAAAAGACATTACGAGGTACTCACTAAAACGAGCAAAGATAATTGGAATCGCTGGAGGAAATATAAAACTAAAATCCTCCCGCGATTAAGTAAGGCTATTATAGTCGATATGAACCTATCGGGGTATAATTTCACTCTCACCGATCTATCTAATGCTGAATTTATCGATTGTGAGCTTTCCGGAGCTGATTTTACGGTATCTAATCTAATAGGGGTAACATTTACTACCTGTGGACTAGTTAAGACTGATTTTAGCAGCTCTGTGCTTAATAAGGCGTCCTTTATTAATTGTGATTTTGGAGACACGTTATTTAATCATGCTTCTATGGAGAAATGTAATTTTAAAATAAAAAAACTTTCTAGTTGACTTTCTTCTAAAAAAGCAGTATAATTAGAGAGTACCTTAAACAGAGGAGATTAAAATGAAATCACTAAATATGACAACGGCAGAATTGAACGAATATAAAAGGGACCTTGCAAGTAAAGAACTTGAGCATGATAAGTTTTTTAATGATCTTGATAACATGAAAAGAAATAATAACTCTGTTAGTTATGTCAGATACTGGTTGGAAGGCAAAGGTGCAAAACACATTGATTTTCTTATTGACCTTTTTGATATAAAATAAAAGTTGACTTTCTCTGAAAAAAGGAATATACTTAAGATGTAAGATTAATTTTTCATTTTAAAAAGGAGTTGTTATGAGATCAAGTGTACAAATGTTTTGTATCGAACAAGGTATAGAGGGAATAATGGACGTTGCAATAACAGCAGCATTAAAAAGTAAAGATTATGACAGCCTAACCACTTTCATAGAATGGGTAGAAAAATGGGATAAAGGTATAAGAGTGTTATTACATATCGATAAGTGGGAAGATTACATTCAATGTCCTATGATACTTAATGTTTTATATGCTGCACAAGAAACTATAAGTTACTACGAACATCAAGATATGACTTTTAAAAAAACCGTATAATGGGGTATTGTTTAAAAGCTATATCTTTAGGGTTGAAAAATAAAGATATAAATTACTCATCCATAAGAATGAAAAAGAGAACAGTTAAAAATGGAAAAACGATATGAAAGATGAAATTTGGAAAGACAGTCCGGTCGATAAAGAATTAAAAGAATATAAAAGAGGTGATAGAAATTGGAAAGGTTGGGAATCTGTATATGATAGAATAAATAAGGCATGTCATGATATGGCCATAAATGGGGTTTGTCTTACGGACCTACACGTCGAAGCAATGGCTGCTCTTGGGTCAGGGCACGAAGAACGTATGAAATCAATGCTTTGGAAATTAAGATTATATGGATGGATTAAATAAAACTTGACTTTCTTAGTTTTTTATGCTAAACTTAAACAGAGGAGAAAATCATGTATTACAGTATTTTTTTAGTGAACAATAGATTAATTTTAACGGAATGCAAAGGTTGTACTGCTATGACTGAAAAATATCTTTCAGAAAAGCTAAACATACCGAGGGTGAATTTTAGAGAGCTAAATACTAAAGATAGTATATCCGCCGTTAAAGATACTTTGTTTAAAAAATGGCAAAAGTTTATGCTAAAAAACGGTATTGAGGTGGTAAAATGAAACTAAGGATATTCGCAGACGATGGAATGTTTTTACCGTGTCACATTTTCAAAAATCGTTCATTAAATGAGTACCACAAAAAGAAAGAAAAGACCCGTAGAACATCTCAAATTAAAAAAGTGATACTCCAAATGCTTAAAATTGAGAAGTTATCTCAAAAGTGGGTGTATGGGCGTCAGGATGAAGATTACTTGTACTATGAAGATAAAGGTACGAAATATAAATTTAATAAAATGTATTGGGAGGTGTGATGGAAAATGACAAATTATATCCAAAGCTATCTAAAGAAGCTGAAAAAGAAGCTGAAGCTATATTACAGGAATTTAAAGAGAAAATGGCTAATGCAGCTAAAGATGCCTTGTCAGAATTGTATACGTCGCTTTCGGGCTATATAGAATCTGATTCTTGGCAAAACTTTAGAAACGAATTGCTCGATGGTCTTAAGGGTTATAAAAATGTTAAGATCCAAGAAAGGTATGATTTCGTTGAAGTTAGAAAACAAATTTTTGAAGAAAACAGAGAGGAGATAATCGAAGATCTGAATAAAGATCTAATAGAAGAAGTAAAAAGTTTGAAAAATACCATAAAGCTTATGGAAGAATGGAGGAGATGATGAAAAAATGTAGTCTTTGTGAAAATGAAGCGAGATATATAGATGATATGGACAATTATCTATGTGAAGACTGTATGGTAATATGTATAACGGAAACTTATGAAACTTTAAATTGGGATTTATATCCTAAAAATGGTTTTAGTGAATAAAAGTAGTTGACTTTCTCAGGAAAAAGTGTTAAACTTAAGATATGGAGGTAAGAGTTGTGAAACTAACTAAAAAACAAAAAGAAAAGCTGATCGGTAAGAAGATTGTTGTTGATAGACTTTTTAGAAAAAAAGACGAAATAAATTGGAGCGTAACTAATCCATTAAAATTTAATTCTACTGATAACTTAATACGCACAATAGAAACAATACCTTTGCTAAAACCGATTAAAGCGGTAATTATTGGATTCACACATTTATGTGAAGGTAAATTTTGTTGTGATGATGATGGATCTAGATTTCTTTGTACCAAAAGAATTCCATGCATTAAAATAGCAAGTGGGTTAATTGGTAAGATACAATATAGTCCTATACCAGATGATAAACTTAAGAAGGAGCTGAAGAAATGAAAATCGATTATATAACAGAATGTAAATACGAGCTTGTTACAGTTGGTAATTTTGATTATAGAAGATATGAGGCTGACCACTGGACTTCTACTTATGCTGATATAGAAATTGAAGTAGATGATTACGATGAACTCGAAAAAGCTTATCAGGAGTATAAGAAAGGAAAGTAGGATTATGAACGATAAAGAAAAACTACAAAGCATTGAGGATTTGATCTACAGTTATGCTCAGATTTCCGGGGCACATCATAAAATGTGGGTATTAGATCAAATACTAAGAGTAGTAAAGGATAGCGAATACGAAAAATGGGTAGAAAAATACGAATATATGGACGATGAAGGTGTTATACAAACTGAAAAAGAATATACTTGGGATGCCGGGATTGCACCTTAAAGAAAGGAAATCTATTATGTCAGAATGTGGATGTGTATATGTAGATTGTGATGGTTATTCAGAAACGCTACGTAAAGATGTGGTAAAAGCGCGTAAAGAACATAAATGTGGTGAATGTGGTCGTGTAATATCAAAAGGTGAAAAATATGAAGCGTATGCAGGTAAATGTGACGATGAATTTTTCTATAATAAAACATGTGAGGATTGCTTATCTGTCCGCAATGAGTTTTTTTGTAATACGTGGATTTTCGGGGAAATATGGACACTACTTGAAGAACACATCATGGAAATGAAAGGAAAAATGTCATCAAAGTGTTTGTTAAATCTTACAAAGGTTGCAAGGGATAAGATTTGTGATATTATTGAAAAATATTGGAAAGATAGGGAGTAAAATAATGAAAATGTGGGGTACATGGCATTATCGTTGTGATAACAGAATGAGTAGACAGTTAAACGAAGTTTTAAATATGATTGAACAGGAAGGGAACACTATATTTACTATAACTAGTATATATCATCCGAATGTAGGTGAAGAAGTTACTATAATTTATTATAAAGAAATAGCTGACTTTCCCGGAAAAAAGGAGTATACTTAGTATATGAAACAGCAAATCAGAATCAAAACAAAAACCGGATATAAGACTTGTAATGCTATAGTAGTGGATGATATAGAAGCGAACGGTCAACCTTTTGCAATGCTCGGTAATAAAATTTTTAAACCCATCAAAGAAACTGAAGAGGGATGGATTTGGGGAGAAATATAAAAATTCAAATAAAGGAGCGAAAGAATGAAATCAAGTGAACTAAGTGAAAAACAAAAAGAGGATCTAATAGTACATTGTAGTAGTTTTAGGAGTTGCTCAGAATGTGGTTATGGTAATCAATGTGTAAAGTATGATGAATATCTCTCAGATATGATAAAATATAACATATCTTTTAATATAAAATTATTACCCGAACATGAGGAAAAGAAAATGGATTACGAAACTAAATGTAAGAATTGTGGACAAGATTACGGAAGCCATAGAGATTTTGATAACCGATGTCCTTTGAAAGATTATGAAGGTGAAATAGCTGATGGTTATTGGGGTAAAACTTTTTTTGAAGCTGAGGAAAGGGCAGTTGATAAGTTAATCGAAGGTTTGGAATTATCTCTTGATAACAAAAAATTACTTAAAGAACTTAAGGAGTTAAGAAAATGAACATACAAGACGAAAAAATTAAACTAAAAATAAAATACGAAAACACATTAAAAGTGTTAGAACAATGTAAAGGTTTTGAAGATGATGTTTGGTTTTATAATGAGACAACCATATTTTTTAAAGCCAAAAATTATGAACAATGTCTCAAAATCCTGCATAATTTTAAAAATTACGGATTAATCGGATATTATATAAACGGCAATAATTTAGCTATGAGATATGAAATTGCTGATAAGCCAGAAATTATTTTATTGTGCAATACACCAAAACACGCACTTGAAAAAATCAGCGGTGGGAAATGTAAAATAGAGGAAACACAAATAGTACAAAAGAAAGTGGTGTGTGAATGCTAAGTAGAAAAAAATTAAGAGATGAGATTATCGAGATTATCGAGTCTACGACTATAAAACCTGTGAGAGTATATTCTGAATTATATTATGATTTAGGTATCGATAAAATTCATGTTTTTGATTTAATGGATCTTTTAGAATATGAATATGAAATTTTACTGTACGAAAATTGGTTGACCGTACAAGATGTAATAGATGAAGTTGGAAATGCTTTAATTGAGCAAGGATATAAATTCGATGAAGCGGAGGAAGAAGTATGAAAATAGGATATTATAGAACAGATTGTGCTGGAAATAGTTATGTAGTACCAGAAAGTAAAATAAAAGAATTTGAAGATCTGGACAATAAAATTTGTGAAACAGAATCTTATACAGATGAATGGTATGAATTAATCGATAAATTTAATATTAAATATGGTCAATATACTGTTGAAGGTGAATTGTATAATTATAAAATAATTATGGAAGAAGAAATTTAAGCATTTCCATCGAAAAAGTATTATATTAATATAAAGGAGTTTTATTATGACAAAAGAACAAAGAGCAGAAATATTTCAATTTTTATATGACTTGCACCAAAAATGGTGGAATGATATGATAGAAACTGTTAAATCCGGTAAAAGCCCGAGTCAAATAAATGATTTAAAAGAGAAAGTTATACCAGGAAAAATTATCGCGCGGTGCATGGGTTGTGAGAGTGCTACAGATAGTGGCGATGGGCACGCTTATTGCAGCGATTGTTTTTTAAAACTTAGATGCCCAAATATTTTTAGTGCTTGGCATTCAATTTATGATACTGATCTTAAACATTTTAGTGAGTTTATTATTAATGAAATGAAAAGTATTCGTGACTGTGGGTGGAGAGATAACGGTATGTCGGATGAGGATTTAATAGGTATTTTAATAAAATTAATGTAGGAGTGCAAAAATGATACAAACATTCACCGGAAAATTCGTAAATCCATTAAACTTAAAAATGGAAGATATTGACATAAGGGATATTGCTCATTGCTTAAGTCAGCTCTGTAGATTTACCGCGCACACGAATACATTTTATTCCGTTGCCGAACATTCTTTATACGTAAGTTACTTGCTCCCGGATGAATGGAAACTTGCTGGTTTACTCCATGATGCCAGTGAAGCGTACCTATGCGATTTAGCAAGCCCAGTAAAACGTGCGATAACCGGATATAAAATTCATGAAGAACAAGCACAAGACAAAATTTATAGAAAATTCGGTATAAATTATGTGGATCATAGACGAATAAAAGTAGTAGATCAAGTAGTGTTATATCACGAAGCTATGAAATTATTTAATGATGATTTTGGGTATTTTGATATGTATAAAAATGATATATCTGTTAATATTCAAGTCTATAGCCCTAAAGTCGTTGAGTGGAAATTTTTAAAGCAGTTTGAAAGGTTAAAAAATGACTAAAGAAGAATTAAAACTACTCAACTCGATGTGTTTTTTCATCGAACAAATCAAAAAATATAAAATAGAACCCAAAATAATATTTGATATAGGGGCGTACAATGCAAAGCACTTGCAGGAGTTAGGAGCAGAGTTTAATGTGTCAAAAGAAAACTTATGGGCTTTTGAAGCGCATCCCGATATGATTCAACATTGCAAAAAACGTACTGATAATGTAATTGAAAGCGTAATTACTGACCGTGACGGATGGACAGATTTTAATGCTATAGATCTTACTCAAAACTGTCATCACGGCTGTAGCTCGGTTTTTCAGATTGATAGGCCGCATAAAAAGCACTATACGGAAATGAGTTGTATAGATACCTTAATGTTTAGAGGTATTATACCACGAAACCCGGATGTAGTTAAAATTGACGTTGAAGGTGCAAGTTATGAAGTATTAAAAGGTTTTGGGAATATGCTTAAAAACGTTAAAATTTTACACGTAGAAACTGAGACTGTAGAAGTTTTTCCCGGGCAGAAATTACAAAAAGAAGTAATAGATTATATGGGTTTATTTGGTTTTAAAGTGGTGCATAAATTGCACATACCGAAATACCAGGATGATTTAATATTTTTAAGAGAGGATTTATTATGAAACTACTAAAAAAATTATTAATGCTTAGTACAGAGGTCTATAATGAACCTGGAATCGGAAAAGTGTTTAAAAATGATACCGATTATTGTGAGATTATAAAAGAAGGCTCTAAATTAATCGTGGTTTTTCGAGGGACAGAAAATAAAAAAGGCTGGAAAAGTAATTTTAGATGCTTAGATAGAAACTGCAACGGAATTATGGACGGTTTTGAAGATAGTTTTAGTGCCTTGAGTAATGAAATTTTATCGTATATTAGCGAGGTCAGCAGGGAAGTTAACGAAATTATTTGTACAGGTCATAGTAGAGGCGGAGTATTTGCTATACAATGTATATCTATTTTGTATAGTTGGCGAACGTTTTATGATCTACCGTCAGATATGGGGTATTCTTGTATTCCGTTCGGCGCTCCAAGAAGAGTAAAGAAAGAACAAAGAAACATATTTAATCGATTGCCGATTTGGTGCACGCGCGTAGAAACTCCTGGAGATCCCGTTGCTAACGTACCCTTAAAAGTTCAGGGGTATCGTAAAGAAGGGAATATATTAACCCTAAAACTGCCGTGGTACTTGAGGCTTACCGGACTGCCTTTTGTAAGAGCTATCCAGCACTCTCCGAAAGTGTACATGAAAGCGATTGAATATACTGAAAGGAATTAAAAAATGATATTATCTTTTACTAATAAATTTGTTTTTTACAAGACACCAAAGACAGCGAGCACGAGTATTCAAAATGCTCTTAAAGAGATATGTGAAGTTCCCGATTATGTAATGTACGGAAATATAGACCAATTATCTAATCGTGAGTGTAAACCTTATACGGAATTCATGTCTGTACAAGAAATAAGAGAAATAAAAGGTGATGGGTATTTTACCTTTGGTTTTACTAGAAACCCGTGGGATTTGGCAGTATCTCGGTATTTATATGAGCTGAAACGGGGAAGATTACCAAATTTTTATATGCCAGGTAGAACGTATTTTAATCTCTGGGTACAACAACGTTACGTAATGCAAAATCGTTATGTCACTGACAGGACAAGCACTTGGCTTTTTAAAGATGATAAACAGGCGGTTAAATTTATTGGGAAATTCGAAAATCTACAAGAGGATTTCGAATATGTTTGTAGTATAATTGGGTGTGGAAAGCTAAAACTAGAACATTATAATAAAGCTCAAATAAATGTTGATTATAAAGATTGGTATACAGATTTTAGTAAGCAATTGATTTCAAACGCTTTTGAATTTGAGATTGATTATTTTAAATATACTTTTTAAGGCATTTTTCTCCTCTTTAATAAAAAAATGCAAGGATCGTAAAATAATTCTTGCATTTTTTCTTTTTTAGGCGTATAATTAATATATAACTTAAACAAAGGAGATAAAGATGACATACTCGCATTTAGAAATGACAATGAGTAAAAAAGTATCGGACGATCTCACCTATGCTATACCAGAAATTCAAAAATTAAGAATTGAAGCTATTATAGCTAAATCCAACGAGGCAGTTACACAGAGCGAAAAATTAATTGAGGAGGTGTAAAGTGGATTATAAACTTAAAGTTAACGGAAGAGTTGTAGCGATTTTTGAGAACTATCAGAATGCTTTAGCAGTCGCAACGGATGTATGGATAAGTACCGATTCATGGCTTACAATTAATGATGAGTTACCGTATTACTCTGATCTTAGAGAATCAAAAACAACATTCAAACAATTTTCAGGAGCGTAAAAATGAAATATATAATAGCTTTTCTGATTGGGCTTTTAGTAGGCGCAGCACTGGATGCTTCAGATTTGGACACAACTACTATCGAAATATTAATAATCCAAAATCAATACGAATTCGGTTTCCCTATTCGAGATACTGTACCCTCAGTAACTCATATCTACAGACCGTCAATGAAAGATTGGTTTGTAAAATATTTTGAGTATGAATGGTCGTCAGATAAAAAACCGATCGTTCTAAAACGTCAAAAAAGAAGATAAATATATACTATAAGTACATAAATAAAGTTAATTTTAAACTAAAGGAGAAATATTATGGCATTCGAGAAAAAATTATATTATATTACTAAGGATAAAGTACCTTTTGAGAATAAAAATGATTATATAAAATATGAATTGCATTTGATGCTAGGAGTAGATGCAACTAAAACCTTGATTAAAAATAAAACAGAAATAATGACCTTGTTGGCCGGATGGGAGCAGAATAATGAAACAAGTAGAAATATTTAGAGTTTTATCTAATTCGATGTATGGAACTTATGGTGTGCTTTTAATTGAAAAAATGCCTGTTTGCGTCACGTTAGAAAGATATTGGTACTTTAATAAACGCAACGTATCCTGTATTTATCCAGGGCAATTTGTTTGTGAGTTAATAAAGTCTGAAAAATACGGTGAAACTTACATAGTGAATGATGTTAGTGACAGAACAGACATTCTTTTTCATTGCGGTAATTTTATGAGTGATTCTAAAGGTTGTATTTTAGTAGGGCAAAGTTTTGGTAACTGGGCTATATTACATTCAAGACAAGCATTCAAAAAATTTATCGATGAATTAGACGGAGATAGAGAATTTATGCTAACAATTAAAGAATGCTATTGACATTCTTATAAAAAAGTAGTATAATTAATATAAGAGTAAAACTTAAACAAGGAGATAAAAATGGTACTAATATTAATACAGGCATTTGTGATAACTTCAGCTATTTTTTCAGCTTTATTAATTATTTCAAATCCTAAAAAATATTTTTTCAATGAGGATTAAGATGGAAAAAATAAAAAATGAACTTATAGAAAAGGCATACAAAAGATACCCTGATTTAATACGTTTTTCGAAAGAAACAGAATTTACAGAAGATGAAAAACATCTAGTTTTTTGGTATAACGTAAAACTCCCGAATGGGAGCTGTACAACAAAAGTGGAGGTGCATAAATGGTAGATCACTGTAAGAATTGTATTTATCATAAGTTAGCTGAAAAAAATTTATTAGATAAGAGTGTAAGCTTTTGGTGCTATAAATATAATGAATTATATCAAAATTGCCCCGATAAAATGGGGGCGGGAACAGAAGCTTCGTTAAATAGAACAAAAAATATGGTACAAAACTGGATTAAAATTTTAGAGAGGAGTAAGAGTATACAACCGAAAATGTGTAAAGAATGTGGATTTTATGAGGTTTTTTCTGGGGATTTGTGTTGGGCTTGTTATTGTAAAAAATTAAATAAAAGTGATGATCGAATTGATGGTTTCAGTTATGCTTTTAATAATTCTTGGACAAAAGGCGGAATACTAGGAAAACCAAAAAAACCGTTACTTTCCGGCAGGCCGGATCGAGATGAAGTAATAAACGACGACGACATTTTAAATGTCAAAATTTTCGCAGAAACTTTTAAATAAAAAAGGTTTAATTTTAAAATATTCAAGCGAAATGGTTTAAAAATGTGTATATTAATAATATGGATACTTACAACAATACTCCTTTGGAGCCGGCGTTTAAAGAAATAAATTGGGATTCTAAGTACATTTCTCTATGTGAAGGTATAATTAAAGAATTGCCCGAAAAAGATAAAATTTTTCTTGATTTGTATTACTGGAAGGGTAAGACAGAAAAAGAAATTTCACGTATCTTTGATTATAGCAGAGAACAAAGTGTGTGCGAATTGCGAGATAGAATCTTTGCACGGGCGCGAATGTACGCGACTAAACAAGTAATATTTACCCCTCCATGTATGTCACGGGATTTAGCAGCGGAAAATCATACTCTGCAGTTGTTCTCAGTTAAGTTAAGAAAAACCAATACTATAAACAGAATAACAGAAGAAGCACCTTTTAAATATGCGGTGCAGGATTTTATCATAGAATTAATAAAATACGTTAAAGAGAAAAAAAGTAGTTGCAGGTATTGTGAACATCGAAAAAACTGTGAAAATAGGCTAAAAGAACACAGAAAAAAATACGTAACCCTTTTAAAAGTTTTAGATTTACAGGATATTATATTAGAAAAGAACTTAGAGAATCAAATAAAATTATATAAATATTTATTATCCTGGAAAGAGTTTAAAAATGCAAGCAATTAAAGACCAATTTTCACATTGTAAAAATTTATTTATTTCTTATAAAATTTTTGTTCCGATATTGAGTGCTTTGATTATCGGGGCTATAGTAATTAGTTTAAGTTTCGGGGAGAAAATAGGGAGTATTACTAATAAAGTTAACACTTTAGAGACATCACAAGAATTACTAATCGATATTAAAATTTCACTTGATTCATTGGTAAAAAAATGAGAATATATTTTGAAACAATATATATTGATCCCGAAAGGATTGTAAGTAGTTGGATAGAAAAAGCTTGGATAGATCATGAAAATATAGGAGATTTTTTTGAAACAGAAAACGGACTGTTAAAAGTATATTTAAAAGAAGATAATTCTTATATTTTGACTAAAACATATACGGGAGAAGAACTAAGGGAAAAAATAGACGATATAGAAATTACAGGAAAGGATTAGTTATGTTTAGAAAAGAGATTTTGAAAGAAGATTGCGTGGTGAAATGCGAATCTGAATATCAGATTAAGAACTTGTTTAAATGGTTGAGTGTTAAGGGATATAGATGGCAGTCCGGAGATGAATTATTGAAATGGACGCCCCGTATAAGAAAAGAAAATTATATAACAATATATTCAGATAAAGATGTGTGCTTTGATACGATTAGGTATTGCGGTAAAGCTCAACAGTACAACTATAATGATATAATAAAAAAACCTAAAGATACCACAATAGATTTTATGCTTAACTATCTCCCAGACGTTAAAAAGATCATTTATAAAGATCCGGATACTATAATAGTATTTAAAAATAATTCAGTTTCGATGGTCGAACGTCAACAAGAACATGACTTAGAAAAAGCTATTTTGTACGCTTGGGTTAAGAAGCATAAGAAAAAGAGCGGGTACGGGGGCCGTTCTTTTACACCATTTGATTTTATGGAACTAATAATGCGCGATGTAACAATATGAAATTTCTAATCGATATACCTTCCCTTAATGCTCTCTCAGGCGGTATTGCACGTATGAGAGAGTTTAATAATGCTTTACGTCAACACGGTCACGAATCAGAATTACACCTATCGTGTGATGATAACTTACCCGATCATGATTACGTAATAACTTATTCTGATAATCCGAGAATAGATACTCTTTGTGAACAAGCAAAAAAAGTAATAGTGTATCAACTATCCTACGGCATGTGTTTAGAACGAGAAAATAAAGTCGTATGTCATCCTGATACAATTGTATGTTGTAGCACTACACATATACAGAAAAAAATACTATATCACTTTTCCGATAAACCGATATACTATGTAGGGCACTCACAAGAAAAAACGCTTGAAACTTTTTATGCTGAAGATACTGTATATAACCGCAGAATTTTTGATGTTGCGATTATGCTTCATAAATCTCCGGACAAGCATTTTTTAGAAGCTTTCGAGTATTGTAAACAGGTGGGTTTAAGAATCTGCTTATTCGGTGCGAGGAATGCGGGTTTTAATTTGTCAGGTGCGGACAGAATAGTATTTAACGCTGTGCCGGAACAGGTGCGATGGGTGTTGTCGAACTCAAATAAATATTTGAGTTTGTCAAGTACCGAAGGACTTAATAGGCCTGGAATTGAAGCTATGTTATGCGGATGTAAATCTTATATAATGGACGGTTGTGAGATATATAAAGATAATGAGAATTGCAAGTTTATTAAAAAACCTGAAGAAATATTTGCAAATTTTGAACTTTGTGATTATATTAATATAAAACAGCAATTGCGAAAATATACTTGGGATGAGGTTTTAAAAAATTTAAGTGGAGTTATAGGAGAGGAGTTATGAAATACAGAATTAAAGCAGTAAAATATAGCGATAATATTGAGTATTATCCACAATATAAAAATTGGTTGGGTTTTTGGAATTATTTTTATTCTTATTATTATAGTGGGTGGAGAGAAATTATATGTTTTTTGACAATGAAAGAATGTGAAAAGTTTTTAGCTAAAGAAATAAAAGATACATCACCAGTTATAGTATACTATGATTATCCATAGTGGTTGAGTTATGAAAGAAAATTCAGAAAAAACATTTATAAAAACTAAAGGTTTTGAATTTTTATTTGATAGAAAATTAAGTAATGATGAAATCAGAAGTATTGTAAGAGATCCGTATCAGATGTTTTCCGAGCATACTTTTGATAAATGGTATGTAAAACTATTAAGAAAATTAAAGAGGTTAATATGGCACTAAAAACAAGTCAAATGCAAACTAATTTTAAAAAATATTGGGAAAATTTTAAACTCGGTGAAAAGAAAGAAACATTAATAAATTGCCCAATTTGTGGTGGTGATGGTAAAGAAACTTGTAGTAATCCAGATCACGGTTTAATCAACGGAATGGGTGGTTTTGAAATAAGCAGATTAGGGTGTCCCGTATGTGGGCACGATCCGGAGCATAAAGTGCCAGATGGCGGTATTTGTGATTTTTGCAATGGCACAGGTGAAGTTACCGAAAAAAAAGCTGAAGAATTGGGGGATTAAAATGAAAAAAGAATTGTTACACTTAAATAAAATAATAGAACAGCAAAACGACGCGCTATATTTTTCACCAGCAGCTATCGGAGGGATTGGGGCGGGAACGTATACAAGTAATATGTGCAATACTATACAAAATAATGAGGTGTTTGATTTTAAAAAGGAAATGAATAAAGAACCTGAAATTAAAAAAGTTTGGATACAATATAGAGAAAAAGAAATACGGAAAAACAGAGTAAAAAATTTGATACTTAAGGGTTTTAATGGTGATCCTTTCTACTTGTGTTTATTTTGTAAAAAAGAATGTAAACAGCTTGAAGAAAATAATTGTGGATCTTTTGAATATAAAGAAGGTAGTTTGAGATATCTTACCGGAAAAAAAAGAATAAAAACTGAAAGATATAAAGGAGTTAAATAATGAAAAATGAAACTGAGGTATTATTTTTTGCTTATGCAGATGAGAATTATTATCCTTTTGTTTTGCCGTATATGTTTAGTATATTGAAAAATACCAATGCTGATGTAGAAATCTTACTTGAAAAAAGAAAAGGTTTTTATGATGAATACGGTAAAAAGTTAGCAAATTTACAGCGTATAATAAAAAAAGAAACTTCAGTAATATTTGGAGATTTTACAGACAAATCAGTGATACCTAATACTATTAGATTTGTAAACTATCCATATATGAAAAATAAATATACTTACATCACTGACGTAGACCTAATAATTACAAAAGAGATGTACGAAAAAGCAATTAAAAATAACATAGACAATCTTAAGTCAGGTTTTTTTAATATTTTACGCGATTCAGGGCCGAAATTATCTGGTATGCATTTCGTTGAAACTAAAAAATGGTATCCTAAATTAGCACAATACCTAAAAACTTTTGAGGATATATCCAGCATAAATCAATTCGGTGATGAAGGTTTTCTCTATAAAATGGTACAAGAGACAATCGGAGATCCGGAAAAACTCACAGAAGGCAATAAACGTATTATGCCTGGATACCATTTAAGCCCAAATAGGAATAAAAAATATACTGAGATAAAGGAAACGCTTTGTAAAGATCCAGATTGGGAGTACGCTTTTACTCAGTTCTCGCCTGAATTTTTGAAGATGTTCTAGAAAGGATTTTATGAAAAAACTAATTTTAAAATGGATTGAAAAGTATAAAGAAAAAAGAAGATTAAAAATCGTACGTGAAGTATGGGGTTTACATCATAAAAAGTAAAGGAAAAGGTGGTATGAAAAAAGAGATAATACAAAAATTAAGAGGTAAACAGCATGAAATGCTTATGCCGTGGTCAGACCAGGAAATCAAAGACTTAAAAGACTTAAAAGACGCTGGTATAAAAGCTAGTACAATTTTTAATGATGAAGATACGATGAAAGAATTATTTCCCGGACGTACAAAAATGGCATTGGAGCGAAAATATGGCCGCATCTAAAATTATAGGAAAGTTAAAAGAGAAACAAAAAAAGAAAACAGCTAAAAGTAAACTTTTGGATAAAATAGAAAATCAGTTTACAGCAGAGGAATTAAAAACAATACTTGCAAGCGGTAAACTGCATGTTACACCTATAAAACCTCAATATCCAAAGATCGATTTTGGTAAAGATGTATTTAGAATTGGGGTAATTTCCGATACACATATAGGGAGTATTTGGTATCATACCGAATGGTTAAAGAAAGCTTTTGAACAGTTCAATAAAACCGGTGTAGATATCGTAACACATTCCGGGGATGTTGTTGACGGGCTTAGTAACAGGCCGGGACAAGTATATGAGCTAGATCATGTAGGGTACGCACAACAGAAAAAATATGCCATAGAACAATTCAATCAATATAATACTAAAAAAATACCGATGTATCTTATTGATGGTAATCATGATCGGTGGTATATCAAAAATTCAGGTTCTATTATAGTAGAGGATATAGTAAAAGAACTTGATTTTGAAGCTGAATTTTTAGGTCATGATTCAGGTACTATTGTTGTTGATAGGGCTGATATTATGTTATGGCATGGAGAGGACGGTTCAAGTTATGCAACGAGCTACCGTTTACAGAAAGTTATAGAAGCGTTTACCGGAGGTGAAAAACCAGACGTATTGATTGCTGGACATACGCACAAACAAGGATATTTTTTTGAAAGGCATGTACAAGTAGTGAGCGCTGGTGCAATGTGTTCTCAATCAAGCTGGATGAAAAGTAAGCGATTAGCGAATCACTCCGGTTTCTGGATCGTAGAATTAGGGCTAAATTATAAAGGTGTAGGAAGGTGTTCCGTTGAATGGTTCCCTTTTTACGGATAGACTTTTTGATCACATTCTTATAATAGAACCTGATCCTGATTTTGATATAAATAGTTTAATTGCTATATGTCAATATATAAATTTTCCATTAAGTCAAATTTATATTTTCGGGAGAAAAAAGAAAAAAACCTATTATAAAAAGTTTTTGTTTCCGTATTGGAAAATAAAAGATATCACTTCCTTTCTTGATAACCACGGCAAAATATTACGCTTAACCGGCAAATATTTTGTCGTGGTTAAAAATTTTTCAGCATTTTTATCATTTAATAGTTATATTAATAATATAGCTGTAGTTAGTCTATCAATAGAACCTTACGAACGTATAAGAATATTTGATAGTTTGCATAATTACGGTTTTTCATGTAAAAATATAGAAAGTAAAAAATCTTTATGGGTAAAAAATTTTCAATAATCATATCAGTTCACGATCAATTTAACTTATTAGATCAGTGCTTACAATCAATAATTAAAAATACAGCTCAAGATTATGAAGTTATTTTATCAGATTCAGCATCACATAGAAAGTTATCAGAATATTATACTCACTTTGATTTTACTTCTAACATAGAAAATCTAAAGGTCGTTGAAGATCACGAAAAACCTGGATTTTCTAGGGCAGTCAATAACGGAATGCAAGCAGCTTCAGATGAATCTGATTACTACGTGTGGTTAAATTCTGATACCATAGTGACCGAAAATTGGCTTAAAGGTATAGAAAATCAAGATTTATGTAGCCCAATATCAAACAATGCTACATATCAAAGCATGATACCAATCGATAAAAAAGACCTTCATCATATAGAAGGGTTTTTAAAAACTGTTAAGTTTGAAAATTTAAAAGTAAGTTTTTTGAACGGATTTTGTTATATAATAAGTAATGAAGTTTTTAAATCTATAGGCTATTTAGATGAAAAATATTTTCCTAATTACGGCAGTGAAGATGACTATTCTTTACGTGCAAAATTAAAAGATTTTCAAGCTGAAATTTTAACTAATAATTTCGTGTATCATCTTGGAAATCAATCATATAAAGAGGCTGCTAATAGCGCAATGAGAAACATAGATAAAACGTTTTTATCGCGATATCCAAAAAGCTGGTTTGACAGCTTGATCACAATACATACAGTACAAACACGTAGTACGAGACACGATATTTTAGAAAAATTTATTGAGTATATGAAAGGATTGTATAATAATGGCTAAAAAGAAAAAAGAAAAACCACATTATAATATAGTATACTGTTTACCTGGAAAAAAATATCCAGACGGGTTTCATAGTATTTGGCTCGATAGCGCAAAAGCTGGTTACAAATGTGCATGTGTACACCCTCCATATAATGCTAATGTTTATTATGCTCGTACAATGTGCTTGGGTAATAACGGTATTGATAGCGGAGATATCTATAGACCGTTGTTTGGTGGTAAGATTACTTACGACTATATAGTGTGGATCGACGATGATTGTATAGTAAATTTTCAACATATATACAGATTACTTAAACAAGATGTTGATATAGTTTCAGGTTTATATCACATGCAGTGTAAAGACAAATTTCCAGTAGTAGAAAAGGAAAACTGGGAGTATTACGAAAAACACGGAAGTTTTGAATTTTTAACAGATCAAGACGTTCAGGCCTATCAACATTTAGTTACGAAAAATAACGAAAAAGAAACCGATAAGAAAAAGTTTACGGATGTAAATGGGTATAATATTGGGTGTTCTTTACTGCCCGTTTACTATACTGGATTTGGCTGCACGGTAATTAAACAAGGTGTTTTTGAAAAAATAGGATATCCTTATTTTGCCCCTGAATCTTTTACTTTATCGAATGGTATAAGCGATTTTTATTCTGAAGATAGCTCTTTTTGCGTTAAAGCAAAGAGGGCGGGATATCAAGTTTACGTTGATATTGGTGTAATTGTAGGTCACGAAAAAAATTATATAGTATAAAGAAAGGATTATGTTATGAATGGTGTAGAATTGTTATCAGAGTATTTAATGAGTAAAGCTGGTGATTATGATGAAATGATTACTGTAGATTTTAAAGAGTTTGTAGGGGTAGTAGATTTTGTTGAGTTTTTAGAGAAACAAGATAAATGTGAAAAAGAAAAGAAAGAAAAAATAAAACGAAAAGCAATGTTAAATTTATTGAAAGAACTTAACGAAAAAAATTTATATCGGATACGTTTAACTAACGATGCGTGGGCAGGTAATAAAACGAAAGAAGAGGTAAACGCGGTAACAAAAGAAATAGACGACTTGTATTATAAAATAAACGATTTGTATTATAAAATAGACGATATGATATGAAAAAACCAGAACAATTCCTAGAAGCTTTTGAGCGCAGCTTCGCTAACTTAACAGAAGCTTGTAAAGAAGTGGGTGTGACGCGAACGCAGGTAATGGAACTTGCTAATAGAGATCCCGTATTCAATCGTAAGTTATCGGAGATAGTAGAAGGGTTCAATGATTTAGCTATAAGCACTCAGTTTAAACTCGGTATTTCCGGCGATTCTAAATGCTTAAAAGATTACCTGGACGCTCACGCAAAACATAGAGGTTACGGAGCTGAGGATAAAAATGCATACTCTGATATTGTAAACCCAATTGAACACAAAAATCCAGAAGAGGATTTTCGAAAACAAATAAAATGTTCATCAACTGAAGAAATCAAAGAAGCTTTGAAAAATATACGTAAGATTAAAGGTTAATGTTAAACATAAATTTTTACGAAAAAGAATTACAAAAAGAGCTTGCACGAAAAGACCATTTAGAATTTATTAAATATACGTGGGATTATGTGGCTCCATATTTAGTAGGTTATCCTACCAAGCTAATCTGTAACCGTATTGATGAAGTAATAGAAAAATTTCGAAATGGCGAAAGCTCATTTACAATAATCTCTATTCCATACCGGCATGGCAAAACGGAAGCTATAGGGCGAACTTTACCCCCTCATTTTCTTGCTGAATTTCCGGAAAAGGAAGTAATTTACGTTACTCATACAGCCGATAAGGCGTATGAGGTATCTAAAGAAGGACGTAAATTAATACGAGATAACGCCAAATTTCATGAATTATATCCTGATATAAAACTTGCTCCGGATATTCAAAATATAAAATCTTGGCGATTAACAAACGAGAAAGGAAAAAGTCAGTACTTCGGTTTTAAAAGTGGTGTAGCTGGATCTGGTGCGCATATGCTACTAGTTGATGATTTTTTTAAAAACCGAGAGGATGCTGACAGTCCGGTAATTAGCGATAAAGTATGGCATGAATTTGGACCGGGGTTAATGTCTCGACTTCCAGATCCTTACATAGTTTTTGTGCTAGCTACTCGTTGGAATCCAAAAGACTTAATAGGTAGAATTCTTGATGAAGTGGAAAACAATCCAAATTATCCGAAGCCGAAATATATATGTTTGCCGGGGATATCAGATCAATATGAATCAGGTTATCTTTTTCCGGAAAAATTTTCTCCGCAATGGTACATAACGCAAAAAGCTACCCTTGTAACAGAGTATGAATTTTCTTCCGTAATGCAACAACAACCAATCATCCGAGGCGGTAACTTATTTAAAATAGATAACATACAAATAATAGAAAAAAAAGATGTGCCGGAACACGTAAAAGAAGTAATTACTATTGATTTGGCTAGTACAGAAGTAAGCAGGAAAAGTAAAGATCCTGATTATACAGTATGTTTAAAAGGGGGCATGGTATACAATAAAGGTGTTCCAAGCTTATATATTACTGATTTGCTTAGATTTAGGGAGAATGCAACAAGGAGAAATAAGTTAATAAAAAATTTTATATTGAGGCATGGGGTAAGAGTTTACATGGAAGCTATCGCAGGGTATAAAGATAGCTATCAAACTATGAGAGATACCCTCATGGGTATAATCTCAGTATTAAAAATGCCTCAACTTTCCGGGGATAAGGTGGTAAAGGCATCGCCAATGGAACCGATTTTTGAATCCGGTAACGTATACTTAGTAAAAGGATTGTGGAACCAGGATTTAATTTCAGAAGTTGGAGCTTTTTCCCCGTCTATGAACCATAAACATGATGACATAGTTGATTGTATGGCAATGATTTATCATATTTTCAAAAAGAAACCACGTATTTACAATACTAACAGAATATATTAAAGGAATAAAAAATGGCTGAAACAGTAAAATTTGACGAAACAACCCAGGATCAACCGAACTCAACGTCAGGAAACGTCTCAATTGATGTTTTAGAAGTAGATAAATATCAATTTATTGAAGAAGCATTTAAGGGAACTGGAGGTTTTAAATCTGGTAAATATTTAGTTCCACATCACAGAGAAATGTTTTACGACAAACGTATGCAGTTAGCTCACTATGCCAATTACACTGGGCCGGTTATCACGGCAATGTATAAAGCGGTGTTTTCAGAACAGATACAAAGAGATTACGGAAGTAATGCAGTATACGATTTGTTTGTAGATGACTGTACACATTATGGAGTTGATTTAACAAATTTCGTAAAACTGCTTGTAAAATATATTCGTATGCATGGAATGGTTTTACTCATTGTTGACAACAAAAGTCAAGAGGGTGTAGAATTAAAAACCGAAGTCGTGGATAAAAAAACATACCCATATTGTTATATGAAAAAGGCTTATGAATTAAATGCAGATGGAACTAATTTTGATGATAACGGCAGAATGATTGATGTTATGTATTTTGATCATCAAGTTGTTGAAAAAAATGCAGTGATAAAATATTATCGGCAATGGACAGTTACAGAATCAATACTGTACAGAGAAAAAGAATATTCATCGGAAGCAAAAACTTTTCAAGATAAATATGAACTTGTAGAATCAAAACTACATGATTTCGGTGAATTACCCTGTTATCTTTTTTATGAGGAACCACTGGATAATCCTAAAATTTTGTTTGCTGATACTCCAAGATATCAATTAGCAAAAATAAATTACACTATTTTTAATCAGGACTCAGAGGGTAGAGAAGTTGAAAGAAATCAAGGTTTTGGCATACTTACAGTTCCGGAAGACGGTTCACAGGAAGAGCAAGATAAGACAATAGGAACTAATAATTATTTAGCATACCCTCATGATTCTCAACGTTCTCCGGAGATGATAAACGTTGAACCTGCTTTGATAAAAGAACTCGCTGATAAAAGACAGAGAAATATGGAAGCTTTGATTTCGATTGCCGAGCAAAGCGGGGTACAAGGCATTAATAAATCTAAAGATGCCAAGTCGGGACTTGCTTATGCTTTTGAATTTTTTGCTTATGAATCTACGCTTAAAGAATCGTCAAGACTTGCTACTGAAGTGGAAAAAAAGATAAGAGAATTTTTCAACAAGTGGACAAGTGAAAACGTCGAATATGATGTAAAATATCCTACAAATTTTAAACCAAATCAGACACAGGAAAAGTATACACAGTTAATCGAAGTTACAGAAAATCCAAGTTTTACACAGCATACAAAAGATAAATGTGAGATAGAAATTTATCAAATTTTATTTCCTGATGATGAAGAAGGTTTGGAACTTGTTAAAAAACAACAAACTACGAGAAAGCCCGAATTAGAAAAAGATATAGATACTGACGATGACGACAACGAATCCGAATCATAAACTTTTTGATAAATTTAGACGGGAGTACGATAAAATATTAACTCCCGTGGTTAAGGACTTACAAAAAGCCGGTTATACAGAAAAAGATATCGATCAGCTTATCAATAAGTTATTTGGCATACACAAAGTTGAGCCTAAAACTACAAACGTAATTTTAGGTTTATCAATTGATGCTATGGCTTTAGGCGGTACGGCTGTAGCAACTTCAGAAATAGCCAATACTAAAAAATGGTTACTTAAAAACACTTGGGTAAAAAGTGAGTTAAATCTAAGTAAATCAATACATAAAAACATAAATAAAACTAAACAAAATATTTCCGCAGTTTTAAAAGCTAATTTAGGCGAATCGGTAAACTGGCAGAAATCAGCACAAGGTATTTTTAAGCTTAAAGATATAAAAGCTGATCTCCCGGAGTATATGGAAAAATTGGTCAAGCATGGAAAGAAAGCTTTACAAGATTCCGCCCTGATTGCCGATTTTAAAAAACAGGCAAAAAAAGCACAGAAACAAATTGATAAACTTGCTAATCTTGGATATAAAAATCCACGTTTAAAAAAAGCTTATCAGAATATAATTACTCAGGTAAATAAGGGATCAATTGAAGGAATAAATAAGGGAATAGAACGCGCAGTTAAAGCGAAATCAAAGTATTATGCTGAACGTATTGCACGAACTGAAATAGCAAGTGCCTACGGGAATTCCGTATTATTAGAAGCTAAATCTAATAAAAAAATAATTGGGGTAAAATCGGTATTGTCTGCAAGACACCCTAAGCCGGACGTTTGTGATTTATGGGCGAGAGGTAATTTATACGGCTTCGGTCAAGGTGTCTATCCTAAAAACAAAGTTCCTAGGTATCCTTATCATCCGAATTGTATGTGCCAGTTAATACCTCTTACTTCTGCACAAGTAGGTAAAATTAAACCCGTTAATAAGAATCGACAAATCTCCAGGTTTAAAAAGAAAAATCCACAAATAGTAAATAAAAAGGGACAGATACCTTTATTTACTACGGAGGTATCTGTCCCTAAGAGGGTTAATTAAAGTCTAATTCCAGTAATATTAAAAAACTTTTCTTTATTTTCCATAATAACATCAATAGATTTAATAGTGTTTAATACTTCTTCAGGACATTCTAACCATGCTTCCTTGTATGTTTTGTTATCTAAATTAAACCAAGACATATTAAGATTTTTAATCTTAGTTGGGATATTATCAACTTCGATGTCAAATAAAAAATATTTTGTTTTTTCGCAAAAATAATTAATATAGCCATCCCCTGAATTGCAGTTTCCTGAATTGTAGTCTCCTGAATTGTAGTTTCCTGAATTGTAGTTTCCTGAATTGTGGTATCCTGAATTGTAGTATCCTGAATTGCGATGTCCTGAATTGTAGTTTCCTGAATTGTAGTATCCTGAATTGCGATTTCCTGAATTGTAGTTTCCTGAATTGTAGTTTCCTGAATTGTAGTTTCCTGAATTGTGGTATCCTGAATTGTAGTATCCTGAATTGCGATGTCCTGAATTGTAGTTTCCTGAATTGTAGTCTCCTGAATTGTAATTATTTTTTAGTTGTTTTTTCCATTCACTCATTGGTATTAAGCGTATAATTTTAATTTTATTAGTTACACATTTTTCTGTGTCATTTTTTACATCCCCCAAAGCATCAATTTCACAAAAACATGTTTTATCGTCAAACAAATCTAAACCAAATATAAAATTATTTGATTTGTAAAAATGAAATCCATTTCCGCACAATTCAATATCCCCGTCTACTTCTTTAACGTCTCCAATTTTCCAATGTGTAATTATGCTACCACCGATACCGCCAGTTTGAAATTTTTTGTTACTAATTTTTTTAAAAGCTTTAATCCCTTTCATAACATTTCTCCTCGTTAAAAGTTTTTGTTAAATCCTTAATATAAGTATAACCCTTTTCTGAAAAAATGTCAACACTTTTTTTATTTATTTTTCTCACCGTACGAAATCTAGTAATATAGAGGGGTAACTATATCCTATTTAACAATCAATTAACTTTATCCTGGAAGGAATTTTTTATGGATTTTGAAGAATTAATGGCAAAACTAGAAGAAGCCGAGGGCTTCGGAACAGAAGCGCTGGACGCGATTAAAAACCGGATCGGCAAAGCAAACAACGAAGCTAAAAACTTGAGAAAGCGTTTAAAAGAAGCTGAATCGAAAAGCAAAACTAATCCCGTTTTAGATATACTAAAAGAAGCCGGATTAGAAATTGATGAAGATTCAGATATCTCAGAAGCTACAAAAGAATACATTGAAGCTCTGAAAAACAGCAGCACAAGCACAAGTGCTTCAGATATCACGAAAAACTCTGACTATATCAAGATGCAAAAAAAGCTTGATAAAGTTATGAAGATGCATGAAGAAGCAGAGAAAGAAGCCGCGAAAGCGAAAGCTGAAGGACAAAAAACTAAAATAGAAAATGCTTTGCAAGCTAACTTTTCTGAAGATATATCGAACGGAAAAACAGTTTTAAATTTGCTTATTAATTCAAATAAAAATCCTTTTTGTATAGATGACAATGGCGATATAGGTTTTAAATTGTCCGATGGCGAAATCATTACAGGTACAAAAGAGATCGTAGAAGAGTACAAGAAATTACACCCTAGTCAAGTAAAAAATAAATCTAAAAGCGGTGCGGATTCTAAATCTTTCAATTCAAGAACTGCAGTAGTACCTAAAAAATTTACAAGCATCGAACAAGTAAAAGCTTTATCGGCAGAACAAATTAATAAACTTTCACCCGAGGCACACGCTCAGATGATGAGTGTTGTTGCGGAAAACACAAAGGAAAACTAAATGTCAGTTAACAGTTTTATTCCTCAAATATGGCACGCGGGATTACTTAGAGAACTTGAAAACGTACATGTTTTTTCATCTCTCACAAACAAAAACTATGAGCAGGATTCCAAGAATGCCGGATCTGTAATTATAAATCAGATCAGCAATCCTAGTGTAAGTACTTATAGTGATGCATCTGGTATTACATTTGAAGATATCCAGACATCAAGCCAAACATTGAATTTAGATCAAGAGAAATATTGGGCTTACAGACTTAAAAATCTTGACAAAATTCAAAGTAAAGACGGCGGGGCATTAATGCAGCAAGCAATGCAGGGTGCAGCCTATGCAGTTAACGATACACTTGATGCGGCTATTGCTGCTAAATACTCTGATGCCGGTATCAAGGAAGGATCTGGCGGGGGTGCTTTAGGAACTTCTTCAGTACCTATCAATATTACTGCTGATGGCAGTGGTACAAGTACTAAGGTAGTTGATTGGTTAAGTGCTTTAGCTCGTAGAATGGGCGAAGCTAACGTTCCAGGTAGTCAAGAAAAAACCGTGGTTGTACCTTATTGGTTAGAACAGAAAATGGTAAAAGCCAAGATTCTCGACGCTCGCGGTATTGATAATAACGGAACTTACGCTAATGGTAAGATTTCTACTGCTTACGGTTTCACTCTGAAAAGCTCTAATAACGTTTCTAACAATGGAACTAACTACAGAGTAATGGCCGGTAACACTAACTGTATTACACTTGCAATGCAGCTTGACAGAATTAAAGCCGGTGAGAGAGACGAGTACTTTGAAGATTATATCGCTGGTTACGTTGTATATGGTCTCAAAACCATTAGAGCCGATCAATTACTTTGCTCAATCGTAACTGAAGGCACGGAAGGTGCATAATAAATAATAAATAATAGAGAGTATTACTACTCTCTATAATTTTTTAACTTAATAAATAAAGGAATAATTAAATGGCTTCAATATCACCCGTTGATTTAACGATAAATGTAGGTGCGGGTACTTTTACTACTGATATGAGTACGCTTGCCGGATCTACAGAACATGAAATAACAAGCATTAATCAAGAGAAAAATCTTGTAATTTATGCTAAAAATACTAGTGCGCAGAAAGCAATAACTTTCTTAGCTTCCGATACTTTTTGCAATAAAGGTAAAGGAAATGTATCATTTACCCTTCCTCAAAATATCCCGATGGCTATTCAGCTAGAGGGTTCGCAGTTCATAAACTTAGATGGTACTATTGAGTTTACTGTAGCTGCAAGTATGACCGGGGAACTATCAGTCTTTGAATTACCAAAATAATCCTGGTTGATTGTTGAAACAAAACGGTATATCTTTATGGTGTGCCGTTTTGTAAATACACATTATGCCTGTAAGAATAAGAAAAATACAAAGTGGTTCAATACCTTTTTCTCGGTTCGGTTTTAAGAAATTAAAAGATACTATAGAAAAAGTATCTAAAGATATTGTCTTAGAAGCTAAAGCCCAACATAGATTTACTGCACGTTCGGGAAACCTGGAACGCTCTATAAAAAATCAAATAAAAGCCGAACCAAATAAAATCTTAAGCATATTTCATCTCGATCATAGAATAGCGAATTATGGAAAATTTATACATGAAGGTTTTAAAAGTTGGAAACCGGATAAATTTTTAGAAGATTCTTTTAATAAACATATAAACATGTTAAAAAAAGCATTAAAAAATAAAATGAAAGCAATGGTATAATGGCGTACATACCCGATACTGACGTAAGCACGGATATGCTTGCAGCACAGTTTACCAGTTCATTTTCTACTTATCACACGCTCGTAGACAATCACATAAACGAATTGGCAGAAGGTGAACAAGTCGAAACTTCTGATATTGCTACAGATGACAATGGATACGTAGAAAATAAATTTTTAAGACGTTACTGTAAGTACTGGTTTTGTATGATGCTTTTTTTAGATAAGATGGGTATTAATGATAATAGTTTAGCAGATGAAGAAAAATACAAAGTAAAATACGATCAATATAAAGAATTAGTAAATGATATGAAAAATAGAATAACCGTTGAAGTACTTACAAACGAAATTGCATCCAGGATGAGTAAATCAGAAACAAGAAATTTATATAGAGGATGACCCCACATGAGTAATTATCACATACTTGATACAACTAAAAAATTAACGAAAGCAAGAGTAGTTTATCATATTGAAATCCCTGATGAACTGAATAATGATAGCACGAATTACAGAACAGCAGTGTATGAATGGCAAGGTGGGGGAACTATTACAAGTGTAGTTCCAAATTTAGAAACCGAATTCGCGGCAGAATACGCAGCTATGCAAACCGGACAAATTTATGAATATGTAGAAACTTGGATTTTCTCTAATGCTAATTTAAGTAATTTAGCAAAGAGAACAGAAATAGATAACAGATATATAGAATTATCAACTACTTATGTTAATAATTATATTAAAAAGATATTAAAATTTTGGGGTATGGATAGAAACGTATCCTGATCGGAGTTAGAAAATGGCAAATTATCCACAATTAATCTATGATGCAGCAGACACGGAATTTTATAAAACAGATTCATACGGCGGAACTGATGCTGATCTTGATAATACCGCCCCGGTAGATGATACTGACGGGTATACAAGTACTATAGATCTTACTGCAAAAACTGGAATTAATATAGATTTTAAATTCGACGCTTCGGGAGCTACCGATAAATTAATACTAACAATGTACCGTAGTCGTTCCGGATCATGGGACAATGACGAAATATACGTGCGTAAAATCGAAGTCGATAGTGATGGAAGTGAGGATATTAAAAGTGTAGTAATTGATGCTTTACAGAGTGGAGCGGGTTACTATCGATTCGCTTTGCAATCTGAAGGTGGAACAGATACTTTCGACATCGATGTAAAAGGCCGTTACTGGAGATTTGAAATTGCTACTAGCTAAGCCCTTAGAAACTCCAACTTATTTAAACCAGGATCATGAACACGCGGAAGGTTTAAAAGCCGCTTATTTATTCAATGATCTAGGCGGTAAGGTTTTTGACTGGACCCAGAACCAAAATGATTTGAGTATTACCGATGCTTCTTGGGTTGCTGATGGGTATAGTTCTTCAGCAAACACTAAATATTGTGAAGTATCTAATGCGAACGATAAATTAATTAACTCTGATGAGGGAAGTATAATTTTTTGGTTAAAATCGTATAGTGTTTTTAATGATTCTTTTTTTCGTTTTTTTCTACATGCTTTTGATGGTGTGCAAATATATATAAGAAAAACAACAGCTAATAGATTGGAATTTACTTTATACAATTTAACAACAGTAAGAACAATAGGTATATTGGCTAACAGTTTCCCAAACTGGACTACTAGATATACTATGATCACTATACAGTGGAGAAAAAGTAGTGATATTTTTGATAATAAAAAAATGGCATATAATGTTGACGGTGAGTATAAAGTGCCCGATTACGCATTAAACGCTACAACTTTAGATACTTTCGATATACCAGATGCGTTAACACTTTTCCAACATGCAACTTTAAAATCATACTTTGCCAACGCAATTTTTTCCCAATTGCGATTTTACAGCAAAGTGCTTTCAGAATCAACATTAAAAAGTATATATCAAGATCCTTATAGTATGTTTTATAATCCATCTAACATATTTTTAAGCCTATTAGGATCTTATAAATCAGGATTAAAAATCAAACAAAATTACTACGGAGCAAACGCATTCCCGATAGGAAGAGGTTTATAATATGACAATTTCAGTTAATTTTGAAGCCGGGGGACGTAAAAACGGCAAATCGTCTCAGTACGTAGATTGCTTACATGCCGGAGATACTGATTATTCAGCAACTACAGGTATTGATGTATCTACTAATACTTTCGAACCGAAAGACTCAGATAGTAATAACGTTATTATGACAGGTATGATAGCTACTGAAGGTACGGGAGATATAGCTATTGAAATGGAAATGGGTGGTGTAATGACTTTACCTCTTAGTGTTTCAGCGGATGAAGGTCACAGACGTATACTTGATGGTTTCCGTATTAAAAAAATATTTAATACCGCTGGCGGTACTTCTTTTAATGGATATCTTTTTCCGGTCTGGTAAATGGCAGCTCCAATAATTTCACTTATAGAGCAAGAAATAGAAACCCTTCTTGCAAGTCTTACAACTACCGGAGGCTATCGGCTTAATTGGGCCGCAGTGAACTATGAAGATCGGGCCTTAGAAGACAATGTTAATTATGGTTGTTTTGCTTGTGTGTACTTTCAGAGTGAAGAAAATCATGATGACGTAAACATGGTACACGCTGGGGCCTACAGCAACAAGGCAACGTATACTATTGAATGCCGGGTACAACTTACAAGCGAAAGCACTAAGCCGAAATTTGATGCAAGAAAGCGTTTGTATTTAGCGCAGGAAGATATAAAAAAGGTTTTTGGTACATACCCATCGTTAAACTCAGTATACGCAAGTAACGTACAATATGTAGGCAGCGATATCATAGAAGATACTTTACGTAGAGGGGATCGATTTTCCCCCATAATGTTAGAGGTTACGCTAGATGTATGGTACTTTCAGGACAGAACAAACCCTGAAACTATAACGCAATAACATAAAATATTTTGGCAATTTGTAAATAAATTTAGTATATTAATAATATAAGGAGTATAGATATATGGCGTTTTCAAGTAAAAATTTAAGGTTCGCGGTAACGAAAGCGGAAACTACAGCAGGAACTCCAGAATGGAACTTATCCGCAACGTTTCCCGCTGACGCAGATTTCAACAATAGGATATACGATATAGGTATTTCACCTCAAATTGAATTTGATGAGGATGTTGCTAACATTGCAACTGGTGATCACGGGGAATTGTCCGGACTTACTGGAAAACAAGCGTGTGATATCACTTTTTCTTTCCCTTTACATTGGGGTGGAGCTGTAGCAACTGCACCGAATTGGACTAAAATATTACAAGGTTGCGGCCTATATGAAAATGCTTATACTACCACAGGAATAGGCTGGCAGCCTTTAAAACAAATGGACGCGGAAACTTTGACAATTGCAGTTTTTGAAATGGATCTCGGAGGGGCTTCACCAAATGCTACAGCGTATCTTTTTTCCGGATGTGTAGGCAACGCTGTAATATCAGCAGAAAATAACGGGAAAATAATGGTTTCCTGTACATTCAAAGGTAAATTTGAGGATATTGTAACCGTAGCAAACGCTAATATCCCGGAACCTACAGGGATGCAAACGCCTTTAGCAGAAAAATTATTAAATGCTACCGCGGTTATCAATGGAGTAACCCAGTTTGTGAGCGGTTTTTCTTTAGATCTTGGAAACGATATACAGCCAGTTATAGATCAGTCCGAAACTACTGGATACGAATATTTTTATATCGCTTCACGTAAACCAAGATTTTCTTGTAACCCGTTACAACTAACCGTTGCAACTGATGATGTACACGCTCGATTACTTGCAGATAGTAATTATCCGATTACGTTTTCCACTGCAAGTACACACATGGCTGTATATATTCCACGCGCACAGCTTATGCCTTATACATTAGCTGAACGTGAGGGTTTAGTAAGTTACGAACAAAATTATATTTGTCAACGTAATCACAACGGAGCGGCAGCAATACAAGCAAGTATACCAAATGAGGCAACTTTTGAATTATTGCAAGGTGCAAGGGCTTAATTACGACTTCTCTTTTTTCATAATATAATCCTGGAAATAGCCATTTCGATAATTCGGGATGGCTATTTTTAAATTAACAATCTAACCAAAGGAACTAACATGAAACTTGACAAAAACATACGAGACAAAATGAGAGGTTTACTACCTTTTGATGGTGATTCAGTAGAGTATTATACACCAAAAGAATATAAAAAAGTTATAGAAAAAGATAAAGAAGGAAATGAGATTGAGTGTCCGATTCCAGAGGAATTTCAACCAGTATTTCACCTCAAACCGTGGAACCAGGAACAGAAAGAAAAAGTAGAAATTATAATCGAAAAACTTTCCAGTGAAAAAACAAAAAATGAAGATAAAATTAAAGTAAACAAAGAAATTGGTGAGTTATGCCGGTCACAAGTAGTTAATATAGAAAAATTATATGATGTAGGTAAGAATGATTTTATTGATGTAGAAATAGAAGATGGTTGTATCTCAAAAAAAGATTGGAGTAAGATACCACAAAAAATACAGACTTCAGTATATTTTTGTTTGATCTCTATTTCTGGACTTCTTTCAAGCGAAATAGTGGGTTTATAGTACTTGCCGGGGTGCATTCGGGATTAATAGACTCATCGTGTGATGAGTGTACGAATGACCAAATCAAAAAAATAAGAGGTTGTGAACAACCCACACACGCTCCGGTTTGGGTAATAGGAGATTACGAGTTTTATATATGCCCATTAACTTATTTATCATTACAAATAAAGCATTGGTATAACAAGTATAGACAAATTAAAAATGGATTTTGTAAACCGCTAGATTACAATAAAACTAATCCAAAATTCTTTGAAGCAATCAATATCTATGAATATTATTTAGATCAAGGCCGGGAAGATAAGAAAGAAATTGAAAAACAAAAAAAGAACTTCAGAAAACTAGATGAGGCTTTGACGTGTCGAACGAAAAAGTAAAATATGTATATGAATTAGTTGATGATATATCAGCTAAGTTAAAAAAGATAAATAAAAATCTCCGTGAAAATGACGGAGAGTTTAAGAAATCTGGTAAAAGTGCTAAAGGTTTCGGTAGTTCTTTATCCGCCGCATTACCTTCTATTGTTGGGACTACGGCGGCTTTATATGCTACGAAAAAAGCTTTAGATTTTACAGTAAAATCAGTATTTTCTTTCTCCGGTGCCTCAGCAAAACTCAAGGCAATAGTACAACCTACCACAGAACAATTTAAAGCACTCGAAAAAGCGGCTTTAAATTACGGTGCTACAACTGCTTTTACTGCAAGTCAAGTAATGGATGCTTATACAGAACAGGCGAAATTAGGACAAACAGTAAATGAAATATTAGCTTCGGGTAGTGCAGTATTAGATCTTGCGGCTATGTCTCAAATAGGACTTGCTGAAGCTGCAACGATATCCACTCAAACATTAAACCAATTCGGGCTTAAAGCAGATCAAACTAATAAAGTAGTCGATGTAATGGCAAAATCTTTTACTTCGAGTGCTTTAGACGCGAATAAATTTTCAGAAGCTATGAAATACGCAGGTACGATTGGCGCGGAATCCGGGAACAGTATTGAAGATGTAACTGCAGCTTTGGGCGCGCTTGCTGATCGTGCAATAGATTCAAGTCAAGCCGGTACTGCTACAAGGCGCGTAATGCTTCAGCTTGCAGATAGTAATTCCAAAGCTTCAAAAGCTATCGCAGCGACAGGACAAAAAGCTGATACTTTCGTTGAAAAATTAAAAGTCTTAAAATCTCTAAATCTTGATTTGACCGATACTACAGATATGTTCGGGCTATTAAGCTCAACCGCCGCAACTGTGTTAATTGGTGCGGCTGATGATGTAGCAGTATTGTCAAATGAATTACAAAACGCCGATGGATCAGCAAAAAGAATGGCCGATACAATGCTTGATTCTCTCCCGGGTGCAATGGTAAAAATGAAAAGTGCTTTAGAAGGACTTGCGCTTACTACCAGAGACGTATTAGCCCCCGCACTATCAAAGGTAATAACCGAAGTAACAGAATTAGCTCAAGCATGGAAGTTCTTATTAAGTCAAAAAGACGTTAAAAAACAGGAAGAAATGAACGATGCAATAGTTGAAGAAATGCAAGGACTAAAAGAATTACGATCCGAATATGAAGCTATTAGAGATACGCAACTTGCCTTTCAAGCACATAAAAGCGTTTTGTTTAGTCCTGATACTATGCAAGATGCTTTAAATAATATCGAAACTGTCAACGAGGCTATAAAAGCGTTAAATCAAAACGTGCAAGGAGTTTCAAGCGGAGCTTTACCGGCCTCAAGTGGAGGTGGTACTACAGAAACGCCAAGTTCAGGCGGTGGGGTGTCTGCACCTTCAGCGGCTTTTAAAACTCCAAAAGTACCAGTTTCGTACTTCGAAGAAATGGCTACGAAATACCAGGAACAGGCAGAATTTAAATATACTATAGATCAACAAATCATGGAAAAAGAAGAGGAGATGCAACGTAAACGGGAAGAATGGTCTATAGCCCGCACAGCAATGTATATTGAAGAAGATAGAAAAAAGCGGGAATTACAAAAAGCGTATATAAATACCGCGATTGATTCGGCCAGTATGATCTCGAATGCCTTATTCACAATAGGTTCACAACGTACTGCACACGATAAAAAACAGCAAATAGAACGTATTAAAAACTCTAAAAAATCAGAAGAAGAAAAAGCAAAGCTGATAGAAGCGGTAGAACGTGAAGCTTTTGAGAAAAATAAAAGACGGGCCATTTTTCAAGCACTAATAAACGGTGCTTTAGGTGCAACAAAAACCATTGCAAACGTAGGTTTTCCGGCAGCAATACCTATGCTTGTATTGCAGGGCGTAGCAACGGCAGCAAGTATCGCAACTATAGCGGCTCAAAAATTCGCTAAGGGTGGTATAGTACAGCAAGAGGCCGGAAAGTCTGCAACCGGGGATCAGCATTTAATACGTGCCAATCCTGGTGAAATGGTATTGACCAAAGAACAGCAAAAAAACATGGGTGTTACTATCGGAGATACAAATATCATAATTCAAGGCAATGTAAACCAAGATACACTCGCTCAGATAGATCAAACCCTGGAAGATAAAAACGAAGCTTTGAGACAGTCCCTTTTGGATCTTTCGGAATCTGGACGTATAGCCGGGGTGGTTTTTTAATGCGAGTTACCGGAACTGATATAGTACAGTTTGATGTATTTAGGTTTAATGCTGTTCCTGATACTACCGCAGCACTAAACTGGATACAAGCTGCTGATGGTAATTGGTTGGCGGTAGATCGCGGAGCTACAAATGATATTTACAAAAGTAAAGTTACGTTTTACGGGACAGAAACTGAGGTAGACAATATTATAGATCAATTCGAAGCCAATAGAGCCGGAGGAACTAATTATTTTACTTTATCGCAGTTTAATATAATAGAGGATCAGATTTTCGGAGCAGATATTTATTATACTTTGGGTGTTGATGCAACAATAGTAAAATGGGATAAACGAAAGCAAAAACAATTCAAAAGCTATACATGGTCGTGTACTATGCAGTTAGTTGAAGCTCCTTACCCTTACAGCGGGACACCTTCTCTACCTACACTAAAACCATTGATAGGCTATCGCGGGGACTCTACCTGGACAATAGAAAAATTAGATACTTATGACAACACTTTTACGTATATAGATCACGAAAAAGACACTGGAATTTTTGAAGGTATTTTTATACTCAGCCAGACTGATATGAAAAATTTTCGTAGATATCTATTGTCAACTATTCGAGGTGGAAATATGGTAATTGCTGATATAGCCGGGGTGACTAATCCTTTTGGCTCAAAACGTGGAAGCTACCCAATTACAGTAAAAGTTTTAGATTTCAAAGACGAACTAATTAATATAAATTTTTGGCGAATTAAAATGAAATTAGCGGAAGTAGTATAAATGAGCGAAGTACAATACGCGATTGAGATAAATACCGAAGTAACCGGTTCAACTAATGCAACAATTGGTTTGACAACTGATGGGTATATAAGACTAATAACGGGAAGGCCAGGGTATGACGGAAGTCCTACCTGCCCTCTATGGGAAGATGATTCTAATAATACTGACGTGTGGTATGAAGGTATCTTACTTGCCAATGGTTTTTCACCCCCTAACCGTAGAATAGATATAGAAAACGGTGGGAACTACGGTACAGTTTCAGGATTTTCTTTCAAAACTCATAACGTAATGAAATTCTGGAAAGCACTTGAAGACGTAAGTATTTCAATACTCAATGCCGAGATAAAAGTATACTGTGTAATTGCTGATAAATTTTATTCTGCCTGGACAGGTATAATAGAGGACGATCCTTATGAAGAAAATCAAACACAAATAAAATGTAATTCTAATTATAGGAAAATACATAAATCTTTTCCGCCAAATCAAATAAGCCCAAATATATATCCACTTGCTAAAAAATCCTCTTACGGAAATACTATACCTGTATGTCTTGGAAACCTACCGTATGCACAACTTTTTAATGTTTCAGGGGTGACTACAAATATAGTACTTGATTACGCAAGCGGTAAATATCATGCCGGCAGCCCGGGTATACAAGACTCCGATATTATATATACTGCCGCGTTCGCTGAATACGCAGCATACAGCCGTATTGATATTATAACTATGAGAAAAACTTTTGAAAGTGGAGAATTGGCAGGGTTTTATTTACGTGCGGTTTCGGGAGATAACGCAGAAACCAGCCGATTATTACAAATTTTAGACAATAATAGTTCGGGTGTACACGCAACCGGAAATTCAAGCTTTCCGAATTGCTATTGGACAAGGTGTTGGATAGCATCTTCTTTTGACACCCCACAAGCTACTGTAAGTAATTATGCTTATAGTTGGGCAGATGACAAAGACAGTATAGGAGAAACTTGGTGGTTTGAAATTTTAGATGCTAAAAGCAGGCATATAGTAAGCAATCAAGGAATTAACGCTTTTAAATACGACAGCTACAATCAACCGTATATGTTCAATTACGACCGCGATAAAGAGGAAATGATAGACACCCACGGATTAGTAACTGATATAGCTTTCCGGGAAGGTCGAGACAGCGTAGAACTATTACAAGTCGATATTGGTAAAGATGGAACAGTACAGTATATGACACCTCATGGCTGCAACTGTTTAATAGTGCGAACAAACAACGATACTCCGGTTAACTTATCTGATGCTGCAAATTTGGCAGATATGAACCGGCAAACAGAGACTGATTGCAGTTCTCAAGGTAACTACTGGATTGATACTTCACATACACCAGATGCCGCGTACCCATTTCCAGGTTATTATTTTGACCTTGACTTAAATAATTTCAATTTAAAAGATTCAGAGGAAATATACGTGGGGGTGGATCTCGATGTAATAGTAGATCCAGATGCGGCCGGAGCTTATGATTTTGGAGTGGGTTTTGATTTCGTAGCAATTGACGTATATGAAAGAATGCACAGTTTTACTGATCAAATGGGTATAGATTATACGTATGAAATAGAAACTGATAGTTATCCATTTACGGATACCGTACGTTATAATTTTTTACCGTACGAATACTACAAAAACGGCACAATAGGTTTAGGTGGTACAGATTCGCTTTTTGGTGAAGAGGATGCGGATGGAAACGCAGTTAGAAATTATATGAAATTGCCTGATGATCTTATTGATATGATAAAAAATAAAACTTTAAAAATGGTACAACTAAGATTAAAATTTAGTACTACTGCCGACACTACTTTGGAAGGAGTGCTTATAAGACAGATAGGAGTTTTTTCTTACAGAAATACAGAAACCGCTAACGATGCATTATTTATGCGGGTTGATGGGGGAGAAAAAATAAATTTTAGTGGTGATCTTTCCGACTCTATTTATCATGCTATATACCATATTTTAGAAAGCTATGACGGTATTCCCCAAGTCAATATCGATTACGGAAATCTTGCAGATACACGAAAATCTACTTATGGATGGGAAATAGGAAGGCAAGTAACACAGCAAAAAAATTCTATAGAATATCTCAAAGAACTATGTCAATTTGGTTTTGTTGGTATGTTTCAAAAGCGAGACGGAGATCTGAAAGTCACGGCATTTAGAGAAAATCAAAGTGTATCAACTGCTTTTACAGATAGTAATATTTTAAGAAATTCAATTAAAAATTTTCGTAAAACTTCACTTTTAAAATGTTACAACGATTATAAACTATATTGGGGCTATAATCCGGGATCAAAAAAATACGATAAATCTATCGGCATAACAAACATAGACCAGTCAGCTTTTCCCGACTATCTCACATCAACTGATGGGGTAGCTACAGAAATAACTTCTCCGAATTTAGTAAACATAACTTTTTATGGTAATGGATCGGGTAAGATAGTCTTCGATGCTGATGTATCAGGCACTTTAGCTATTGGGGATTATATCACATACTATATACAATACGGGGATTCCGGCATAGACTCAGCAGATCACGCTTATTTTGCTTATGTGTATTCAGTAGATACTACTGACGTACTATATAGAGATGCGCTTATATATCAAACAGGAGCTATTTCTGGAGATGCACCGTATGCCACTGTATACAAGGAACCCTCCGGGACTCCGTTATGGATGACATACGTTGAAGGTTTACATTCTTACGGTAGTGCTAAACAGTTTTGGGATGACTGTCACTTTGCATATACAAAAACAAAAGTAATAAAAAGCGCACCAGATAATCTTATGAAATGTAAATGGTTTTATGATTATGCAGCATATAATAACCTTGAAACATCTGTAGTTTCTTCACTTTCAGCACCTTATATGTATTTACAAAATATGGTAGAGTGGACTACATTACCGAAAAATCAAGTAAATATAAGTGTACCAGTTACAACAACAAATATAACTCTTGAGCTATTAGATTATATAAGTTTTACAGATCCGATTTTAACAAATAATGTAACGTTATATGGCTGGATCACTAAAATATCTATTGACATGAACAATTCAAAAATAAATCTAGAACTAACACTTGCATCAACTTACGCAGCCGGGATACCTGGAGTATCCAACGGAGTTATAATAGAAACCGGAGATGCCCCTGATACCGTGACAGAATCAGGCTCACAGAGTAATACAATAACGGAGAGTTAAATTATGGCAAACGAAAACAAAGATATCATTAGAGTTGAAGATACGGAAGCAAATTTACCGACTACGCTTATAGCAGGTCAGTTAGGTTTTACTACTGATACCAATAAAATGGGCCATCTCATGCTCAATGGGATCGACATGCAGTGGTTCACTAGTACAGATGACTCATGGATATACTGGTCAAGCGTGGGGTGGGGCGGGGTTACTACAGATAGTCCAGACGGAAAATTTCATATTTGGACAGGTAGCGCGGGATCAGTAAGCGCAGATACTAACATGAACGAATTAGTACTTGAAAATGATGGTGATTGTGGAGCTACTTTTTTAGCCCCGGATAGCTACGACACTACACTTTGCTTTGGTTCACCTTCTGATAATCAAGGTGCTTTTATAAATTGGAATCACGATGACGGAGAGCTTATACTTAACGCTAAAATAGCCGGATCAGAAATGAAATTGTATACCGCGGATACCCTTGCAGCTACTATTGATACTTCCCAAGACATAACCGCTGAAGGTAGTATAATAATAAAAGATAATGAAAAAGTTTTTTTTGGTACAGGTTCGGATAGTTCTATAACTTATGATGGTTCAAATATGTATTTTAATAGTCAAGACGTCGGTTCAGGAGGTTTCGTTTTTGAAAATGGTAATGTACGAATTGACGACGGAAAATTAAGCATACAAACTACTAATACCGGGTACGATTTAAATATCGAGGGTAATGTAGGGCTGACGGACGGATCAAATTCAATAACGATGGATCCAGCATTTGGAAGTATATCTGCTACTTATAGTGATTTTGCTACTTTGTTTTTACAAACTAACAACTGTAATGGGTTAATACAAGCATGGGGTAATACCGATTTTAGAGTAGGATCTACTTCAAATCATCCGGTTGCGATATACGTTAACAATTCTGAGGCTTTTAAAATCGATACATCTAATGATGTTCATACTTATGGAAATATTTATCATAGCGCAGACAGCCATAAAAATTATTTTGGTGCGGGAGATGACTGTTCTATTACTTACGATGGTTCTGATATGGTTTTTGATAGTCAGGAGGTGGGTTCAGGGGATTTTATATTTAATAACGGAAATATGGGAGTTTGTACATCGAGTACGGGGTATGCTTTAGAAGTAAACGCTGATATAGTAGCTAAAGGCGGAACGGGAACTTCTGCCGGAAATTATTTAGGGCTGTTTAAAGATACTGGATCATTGCCCGGATATGCTTCAGACAGTTTTCCCACAATAAAAACAGATTATACAGCTATATATTTTTCTTGTAATAATAAATTTAGTGGATATATGGGGGATAATAGCGGGGATGCTTTACTGAGTCTAAATGACACATCTGCAACTTCTAAAGTTTTACTAAACACTAACGGAGATTCTTATTTTAATGGGGGAAATGTAGCAATCGGAAATTTAACCGCTTCGTTACCTATAGCTACTGATGCTTCTAAAAATCTCGTATCAGTCGCAAAAAGTTCAGCGTACACGCCAACAAACGTAAGTACAGACCGGGCTTTTGATGCTGATACTGTAGCTATAGCAGAGTTAGCTGATGTAGTAGGTACTCTTATAGCTGATTTACAAACAGCCAATATTTTAGGTTAATCATCTTTTTTGTATCTATACCCTTCAAATCCGTCGGCGGGCATGGGCAAACCATTAGCCCAATCGGGGAGTATAGATACAATTTCACATAACTTTTCAAGGGTATATTCTTTGGTATCTGGAGTTTCAGCTACAAGTTCATCGTGTACGGTGAGTATTAATTTATATCCGTGCTTTTCAGCTTGAAACATGCCATAAGTAAGTACATCACGCGCAACCGCTTGAGTAATGTTTTCAACCAGTTTACCGCCGTAGGTATCTACCATTTTATCTTTATGCCAATAGCAAATTTTATTATCTATTAATTGACTTTTGGCATAACAAATATACCTGCCAGACGGTAATTTAATTCGAAGCCAGTTCTTTTTCGTATCAAAAATACAATTACCAACATAAGAATTATAGCCTTTCAAAGCACTTTTTACCGCATTTTCTACGTTATACCAATACTGTACTATAATTTCATTTTTATCCCTCCACAGTCTTTTAATACCGTCTAAAGTAACAAACAAATCTAAATCAAGATCTGAACCACTTTTATAATACCACTCTATAGCCTGGGAGTAGAAAGGTTCAGGAATTGTAACATTATTGACTATATCATCGGTATTTATGCCGTAAGTCGCTGCACCTTTCATTAAAGCGCCTACACCTCCTTGATAATTAAGCATTAATTCAATAGGTTTACCAATCGTTCTCTGTGCTTTCGTCACACTTTCAGGATCCACATTAAAAGTATTACCATACGCAAGCTGATACATATCATAATTTATTTCACCAATATCAAATTTTCTATACAAATCTAATTTTTTCTTATCCCCTGCAAGCCAACACACGGTACGACCTTCAATACTCTTATAATCCGGTACGATTAACTTTTTACCCCTATCTGCTATAATGGTATTTCGAAGCATAGAAGAACACAAAAAAGGGACTTCATCACCTTGTAACCCCCCACGTTTTAGCTCTTCAATAGCTTCAAACAAGATTTCCGGGGTGTGGTCTTTTGCTGGTTTCGGTAAGTTTTGAGGCTGTATATTTCTACCAGCCCATCTCATAGTACGAAAAGCACCGGCGTACTGCAAATGCGCTCTAACTCGTTCGTCATCATTGACAGTATTTAATATCGCTTCATACTTTGCAGTACTGCTTTTAGATCCATTCTGACGTAATTTAAGTATGGTTTTCACTTCTTCTGGTATTACAGGATTATTTATATAGTCTATTACTGTGGATGCTTGTAAATTAGGCATATCACAGTCAAGATCATTCTTAATAAACTTTAAAATTCTATCTCTTTGAGTCCCGGCAGTAACTACACCTTTAGTTAGATCAGATAATTTTTCATTATTTTCTTTTACTGCTTTTTTCAATGCTTCAATAGCGCAATATACCATCTCCATATCAATTTTCATACCGCGTTCGTTAATTTTTTGGTCTAACTGCCAGACTTTATATTCATAAGCAGTACAGTTCCATTTCGGCAAACGTTTATGGAGTTCACGCATAGAAAGTATATCGTGTATAGCGTATTCTTTAAATTCTTCCCATTCTTTAGGGTGCGTCAATCTCGTAGCTCGATCAAGTTTTCTATTCTTACCAAGTGGTTTACAAAACAGATCTATTAATTGCTTGCCTCGTTTTTGTTTTGCCAATGCGTCGGGAAAATTATACAAGTCACAAAGAGTACCTAAACCACCAGGTAAACCGTGCTGATAGGCAATGACCATAGTATCAATCCACGGATAGTGAGTTATACCCATACATTTTTCTAAATTAATCCGGTCAAACTGTGAGTTATGAGCTACCCACGGAAGATTTTTTATTTTTAATAATTGCTTTAATTTATCTGGCATGGGATCTTTAGTGACATCCCAAATATCCGGTACTTCATCATTATACGCAAAAGGATATAACAAAATTTCTGCCCGTTCAGCGTATTTATATACTCCGTAATCTATGGAGTTATGCGAATAAGTTTCGAGATCTTTGTATAAGTAGTTCATAATAATAAAAAAGTTGGGGAATTTCACCCCAACTCAGGAGAAAGGGAGATAAAGTTAGATTATACCAACATTTTTTAAGAGTTCTTTTTCTGAAGTATCGAGTTGATTTACATCAAAATCACCTTGTTTAATCAGCTTAATAGCTTCTTCTGAGGAAAGATCTTTAGTTTCAGAACGTTTCATATCTAAAACTACAGAACAAAAAGCACGTAATTGAGCTTCGTATTGATCATTTTTTGGTTCGTCAAGCTCCGGGATTTCTTCATACATCGGCTCATTATCGTCTTTGAAATCGTCGATTATCGGTTCTTCTTCTACGATTTCCTCAGTTTCGGTTTCTGCTACTGCTTCAACTACAGGTGTAGTTTCTTCAAGCTTTCGGACGATACGCAATTCCACGTATTCTTTCGTTTCATCGCTTTTATCTTTAGTATACGACAAATCGACTGCAAAAAGGTCTTTAACCTTATTGGCAGCATTTACAAGATTCTGAAAATCTTTGCCCTTCTTTACAGCATTAGTAACGCCAAGCAAAGTAAACATTTCCATTGCTTTTGCTACTCCAAAAGCCGAATTTAAAAACATTAATTTACTGACTTCACTGCCGCTATAATTAGAATCAGGATGTTTTACAACATTCCACACACAATTAAGAACCGGACGACCTTTGTTTACCCCGAGTTCAAATTTTTTAACGCTACCTTCAAAGATACCCACAGGTACTTTGTAATTAGGGGACATTTGTTTGAGTTGTTGCTTTGCTTCAGGCAACAATTTGTCGATAAGATTTAAAGCTTTTAACACTTCACTCATAATATAACTCCTTAAGATTTAATAGTTTTATAAGAATTTTTTAATTTATTAGTATACGCAGCAATCAAATATTTATAAGACTCTTCAGGACCGTTTAGCATTGGTATATTAACAATAGGCTCTTTTTCAGTCGTACAAAACTTACCGTTACCTCTATTTTTCGCTACTACAAAATCATCACCTACAATTTTAAGAAAACGTTTGCCCCCAACAAAATAGTAATAAAAAATATTTTGTGCAAGTCTCTGAAAGTATGCTAATGGCCTTTTTCCGGGAACTTGAGGAACCAACTTTACAAAAGTATCCCCTCCGAGAGTCGTAATTTCTCGTTCTTCTGTATGCGCAAGCAATACTAAATTATAATTTTCATCTAAATCTAAAGGGTTCAATGCCGCGCTTATTAGTTTATCAACTGCATCATAAGCTTTAGCGAAACCAACATCGGACAGAGAAGAGATTTCTTTTTCACCTTTAGATATATTTTTGTTGTATTCAGTAATGTAATACATCACACATAGATTATAAAACACATCAATACCATCTATAACGATGGTTTTAAAGTCGTGCTTGCCTTCCTTGAATTCATCCAGTATTTCAATAGCTTCCTGCCAAGTTCCAGCATTATCAAAGTGAATGAGATCAGCATAAGAATTATTATTCTCAAGTGATAGAAAATAAGCTTTCGGAAATTGTGCAGCGAGTAGAGTTTTTCCTACCCCTACGCAACCGTGAATAAGCGTAGTCTCTGAGTGAAAACCACGGTTAGTTTTTCTCAATGTTTTAGTCATTCCCATAATTTTTAATCCTTTCGTTTATACGATAACATAGTTCTTTAGTTACATTCCGTAAAATTTCTTTCATATACTCACTTTTTATAATTGAAACATTTATACTTTGCGATGCAAAATGTTTACCTACTCTTATATGTATGATGAAACCTTTAGCTGTAGCAAATATACTAAACTTCGCTATTTCATACTCTTCTTGCATTTCAGCTAAAAACTCTAAAAGTTCTTTCATTATTTAATCCTTTCGTTTAATATATAAATCCATATTTCCGGACGAACAACCGTCTAAAAAATCACATAAAAAGGGGGAATCGCAAACCTCGGTATTCCTTGTAAATGCTGATTCTCCCTGTTCCAAGTTACGATATATTTCGTTCATTTCTTGTTCTAATTCATTATCAAAGTTTTTACAATACTCAGGTCTTAACATCAACGGTATAGAGATAAAATAATACTCAGGTCTTTTTTCTATGTCCACTTTTACCCGATCCATAAAGCCATTCATATCCTCTTTTTTAGTCATACGTAAACCGGATTTCCGTATTATATCCCATATAATTTTATCTACTTTACGTTTGTAAGCGGTCTCAAAACCTTTCCGGTAAAGTTGGAATTGTTTATCTATAATAATCTTTTTTGCTAAAATATCAACGTTAAACCTACTTTTACACTTGTGATCAAGTATTGCAATTTCACCCGTTTTCTTATCTCTCAATACCTTATCAATTTTAATATTAAAAACGTGCTTGCCTATTTTTAAACGTTTTAAATATAGCTCATTTTTCAATACTGTATAACCTTCATAAGCATTTTGATACTTATAATAGCACTCCATAGTTATAGATGCCAGGGCTTTTTCATGCTCAATGAGTTGAGGATCGAGTACTGATAATTGATCTTGTTCTTCTTCTTGATTACAATATACATTACATAAATCCATAAAAACGTTTACGTTTTTATCTTCTGTACATTTTTCCGATATATAATGACACAGTTGACCAAACAGAGTATTTTTAATACTTGTGGAATTCGGGTTTATGTAGTTATTCATCGTAAGCCAAAATTTTCTTTTACAGCCAGATCTATACGTCGAAAGTCTGCTATGGCTTATTCCTATTTTTTTAAGTTTTTCTATATTCATTTACACATCCATTCTATCCATAAATTTTGTAAACTATCCCATTCATTAAAATCCTGTTCATCAATGTTATTCCATATAATAAATTCATTTTCCTTCACAAACTCAGGAATTTCAGGTCTACCCCATATCTTTATACAAACAGATTTTAAAAAGCTTCCATGTATAATCATAACACTACTCCTTTCTCAAACTCCATAATTCTTTATCGTAAGATAATCCAATACCTATACTATCTAATATATGCTCTTTTTTATATTTTGGCAACTTTAAAATATTATTTATTTGATCACCCATTATTATTTTTACTCGGTTTTCGGTAGCTTTCTTGTCCATTTGGCCTTTCCACTCTTTAGGTTTTATTAACTCTACAAAACATTCTCTAAAAAAATTATATATAGTGATGGCCGAAGCATGAACCACAAATAAATCACCTCGTTTCGCAGATATGATACCTTTCTTATCACCATAAAACTCCGGCATTTCAATTCGTATTATGTCTATGTCATAATAAAAATTAGAAAAATAGTCCCACAAATCATCGCAATATTGGCCGATCCCTTCAGATAGATCGAAGTGTTTAATACCCCACTCTAAAAGCGTTTTGTTATGGATATTTATTATGCTCCAGCCTACATTAAGACCTGTGTCAAAAGAGAGTATATTCATCTTCTAAGTTCCTCTAACATTTCAATAATAGTATAAGCATTTATCACTATCGTTTTTGCAGCTTTGTGGGTGGTAAAATTATTATCCCACCCCCAAGATTCATGTAATAAATTGTCAACATTTTCAATAATACAATCCACTTTATTATCATAAAATTTTCCGTTATCTGATTTATAGCACTCATATTTTTTCATAATTCAATCCTTTCGTAGAAATTTTAAAAAATCTTCTCTTAATTTTCTTTCAGTTTCCTGCCTTCCTATTTTCTTATAAAAATACTCCTCTACTGAACCTTTAGCTATCAAGTGTATAATGCTTTGCTTATCATCTCTGTAAATATCAGTTCCGCGTATTTCCGCCTGTTCTATCGTTTCAGAGCCTACCAGCGAACTAAAGTCTATAGTTATATCTGCATTACTAAGAGTTACCCCGTGCTTTACACAACCTACATTTGCAATAAAATATTGTACTTTGCCCTTCTGAAATTTACCTATTATCTCGTTTCTGTTTTTACTCTTCCCTGTTAATGTAACATATTTTTTCTTACTTTGCTTAAAAAACTTCTCAATAGTGTAAATTTCATCATAAAAACTACAAAGTATGATACACCTGTAGTCTGGGATTTCTATATTAATAAGATCCATAAGTAATTTATACTTACTGTCATCGACTAACTGGGTTTCTTTGGTTTCCGGATCAAGCGTTATAAATCCAGAACATAATTTGCGTAAATAAATACTTTGTTGTAGTATATATTGAAACCCAAACAAAGGTTTATCTTCCAAAGACACTATAAAATTTTTCTTTAGGTTATCATATATCTTTTTAATTTTTGAACTGAATTCGAAACTTCTTACCAATCTATCAACTTCTAATTCACCTTTACCGATTGATTCACGTACATCATTAAGGGTAACAAAACAGCACTTAGCATTAAGTTTACCGTAAAATTCATCTTTCTTTTCACTTTTCAGTTTCCAATTGTATTTCCAGGACTCGTAAAAATATTTATTCTTAAATTCCCAAAAATTACGTTGTGGAAATATCAATGGATCTAAAAACTTTAATTGTCCGTAAGCATCCCATTCATGACCGGTCATAAACGAACCTGTCAAAATATACCTACGTTTTAGTTTTCTGAAATTGGTATGGTAGAAATTAGTCATTGCTATTGGCTTTTTTACTTTTCTACCGTCACTAAGTTTTCGATAAGACATACCACAGTTCTTCAAAAACGTAGACTCATCAAAAACCACGGATTTAAAATGTATCTTATCGATTAATTCTGGTATCGAAATATAAAATTCCTTATTTGTTACTATAAAGGATTTACTTTTTATTAATTTTTGTTTTTGCTTTTTCGTGCCGGTTATGATTTGGTATTCACTTTTAGGTATGTTTACTTTCTGTAAATCTTCTTCCCATCCGTACAACGTGCTTAGAGGTGCGCAAATTAAAGCAGGGAAGTAATTCTGATAGATTAAATCCTTGATAGTAAGAATAGTCTTACCACTCCGCATAGTGCAAAGCAGTGCGGGGTGTTCTACTCTTTGACAGTAGTAGAACATTCTACGCTGTAAGGTGTGAAGTTTCATTCTTTAATCTTTCTATTGCTATTTCACAATACTTTTTGTCTTGTTCTATTCCTATTCCGTTTCGATTAGTTCTTTTACAGGCAACTAAAGTGGTACCTGAACCCATAGTAAAATCTAAAACGGTTTCGCATTCATTAGTGTAAGTTTTTATTAAATATTCCATTAACGCTACTGGTTTTTGAGTTGGGTGCTTCGCCTTACTGTCCCGTTTAAAAAACAATGTTTTAAATGGGTATCCTGTTTGTGTCTGTTTATATTGTCTGCCTTCTAATGATGCAGTGCCTTTTACACGTCCTACCTTTCCTCCAATACCTTTTGAATTAACGTGCATTATGTTTATCTGTTTTACCCCTTGTAGGTTATAAATTACTGGATTTTTTGTCCCATTATTACATCCTCCAAAACTAAAAACCACAACGTTTTCCGTATCATTTAATGGTTGAAACTTTGCAGCGAAAAAATTACTTGAGTTATCTTTTTGCCACACCCAATCATATTTATACATTTTAATATTACTCATTCTTAAAGCACTGCTAAATGGTTCACTCCCAAATAACACAATGGCACCATTCGGTTTTATAATACGTTTCAATTGATCCCACATCGGTTCAAAAGGAATAACTGAGTCCCACTTACAAGCTGTAGTTCCGTATGGCGGGTCAGTAATAATGGCGTCCATAGACTTATCTTGTATTTTCGACATTATTTCTAAACAATCACCATTATAAATCTTTATCATCTCATTACCTCCACTCCACGGGCGGCAACGCTATCAATGCCTGTACGTTGACTACATACCCTATATTTAATTTCCATCATGTTAAAAAATTTCTTCAAGTACATAGTAAATTTGATGTGTGTTATCGGCTCTTCATCCATCGCAGTTTGAGCCATTCGCATATAATTACTATATAATCCCGTATGGGTGAAAAACTTTTGTCCGCTTTTCGGGTAGAAATCGAAACCCAATACCCAATCAGCGAATAAATTGCTCGTTTGTTTTATTATCTTATTTCTCATAAGTGTCTCACTGACAGTATGTAAGAGACCGGTCTTAAAGTAAGTTTGCACACAACTTGCCATAAATGTATAAAATCTATTCCATTCAACACTTTCCCAATCATCAAAAAACCTATGATTGAATTCGTGTACTGGTTGAAAATATTCGTTATAGTAATTGTGCAATTCTAATTCGACTACTCTAGCACGATCTGAGCCGCCACCCGTGTCTACTGTGTAATTGCTGGTAAAAGCGAACTTAGGAGATTTCTTAAAGTCAAGGATATAAGACTTCAAACCTTTTTGTTCTACTTTAAGATTCCCGGTAATGTTCGGATAAAAATGTTTTAAGTGAAAATTTGGTGGTATATCGTCAAGATGTATTATCTCGGTAGAAAGCTCTACATTCTGCCAACAAAATTGTTTTTGTATATCAAACGTTTTTGCGGGTTCATCTAATACATTACGCACGTTACCTATTGCTTGCATTATTAATGACTTTCCTGTACGTCCTGAAGGGTTATCATTATCTATAACCTCATCCGTAAATATTACACATTTCGTAATGTGAGGATCTTTGTATCTATGCAGCAGGTATCCTATAACAGCACAAAGTAAATTAAACCTTTCCGGATCTTTATTAGATACGTTATATAAAAACTGTTCGAATTCGCATTTACCTGAATCGATAATATAATCTCGGTTATTTATACCTTTTTTCCAGATTTTTAGTTCTTTAAGTTCTTTATAGGATTCATGGAACTGTAAATCATTTTTCGTAATTTCTAAAAATCCGTTTTTAAAATAAAAATAACAAGTATCTTTAGTGTCTCGGTGTATGTGAGTTTCCGGAGAATGTAAAAAGGTAAACACTTTATTCATGCTTACCTGCATTAATTTACTTCTTAAAATCTCCGCATCACCAGCAGAATAATTTTTTATTATATGATCCTGTAAATACTCACTGGTAAGTTTTAAACCGGTTTCAGTTAATATATTATTATCTTCTTTTATTACCTGATATAAGTTAGGGCTATTTGCATCAGGGAAAAAGGTAAAATAATTTTTTGACATAAGATAATCTACTACGCACACAGAAGGGATTATCATTTTATCTTCATCGGTATATCGTACAAAATCCGGGTATTCAGATTCAGGCATTTCATACCCACACTGTACAGCTTTCTTGATAAAAAACGAGTACGGTATATCATTCAATCTATGATCGTATTTATATTTATAACTTTCAGTAGACTCCTCCGGATATATCTCTTGTAACACTCTAATACTCTCATCGAAATCGAAATGAGACCATATTGAGCTACATAATTCTATCCATTGCTTATATTCCAGAGTTTTGTTTTTACTTTTTATTGCTAATAGCATGTTACGTAATTGCATTTTCGATTTTACTTTTATTATATCCGGTAACTTTCCTTCTATTTGTGGTTTTAGCTTGGGAGTGTA